AGGAGGCTTGCATGAGCAAAGACAAAGCAGAATCACATGGCACAGCGGAAGACTGCTTCCCTGGTCATCGTGACGCAGGGAAGGTTTTGGAGTGGGTTAGTCAGCAGATTGCGGCGACTGAACTGGGTGCAAGCCTTTTATCAAAGCTCGCAGCGCCAGCTGATGGCCCGACGATCCGTCCGCGTATTCGCGATCAACAGGCAGCGCTTCGATAAGAGCCTGCGCGGCATCGCTGATCAACGTGCGCTTCGATACGTCTAGCGTTGCGAGCGCGGTACCTATTAAGGTGATCGCGGCGAGCGTGCCCGTCTCGAATGAACTCAGTACTTTTTTGTCACTCATTTCACTTTCCTTGCGTTATCCGCGCCGAGATTGGCGCAATCCCAGTCCTTGGGCTTGCAGGCAAAGGACTGGGAAATCCTTCTATTCGTTTCTCACTGCCCCCGGCAGAAGGAGGGCTGCATGCAGCCAAGCCAGAGTTACATACTGACCATCCAAAACCTTCTGACGATGTCAGGCGGTGAGATATCCGGGGCTGAGGCCGTGGTTGCTATTTTGGACGGCCAGGTTGAGATCGACCGCATGAAGCTCTCCGGCAAAGTCGGGCCGGATGGGCCGGGTTACCGCAGGGTCTTCAGCGGCAAGGCAGGCTTGATTGCTAAGCTGGTTTCTGGCTCGTGCAGCATTCAACTGACAGAGGAAAGCCTTCCCACTACTTTGGAGGCGTTGATCCGCCAATAAAGTCGTCTGTGCCGAGTCGGTGAGAGCCGTATTCAACGCTGAAACGCGGCCCGCGAGCCCTCGCTTCCTCCTCGGCTGCATCTTTGGAGGCATAAATATCAATGAACCTCCAAGGTGATTTCTCGACCACGCCCCAGCCAAGGACTGATCCAAAGTTGTCAGGATCTATCGGTAGGTTTTTTGCAAGGCTTCTTATTGGCATGACCGCTCCTTGGCTTTGATGAAGGCCAAACGCTACTCCTGAATCCGAAGCGGGCGTTACTGGGGATTCGTACAGGAGGCATGACGAGCGATGCTAGAATGTTGGCTCTCCTGAGCGAAGGAATGTCCCGATGTTGAAATACAGCGAAATAACCGAGCGATTCATTGAGTTCCGGCGAGAGCAGGATGAGTATTGGGAGCACTTACGAAAAGCTGCTTACCAGCTGCTTAAGGATCTGGAGGTTTCGCTAGAACTTCCCTCACTGTCTTGGACGGATGAGACAGGCAAGCTTTTCTATTACGTGGATATCGGCTCCACCGAAAGCGGTGAGTTCAAGCGTGGTCAAACTAAGGAGCTCCAAGGTGAAGATATGCGGTACAACTTCGCGGTTCGTATCGCATTGGAAGAAAGCGCCACAGATTTATCTAAGGCTTTTTATGTTCAGCCCGTAACACTTTTCGCCAGTAACGAAGTCATTACTGTCACGCTTTCCTGCATAGATGGCGATATTGTAATTAACACGGAAAAAGAGGTCGAAGACGGCCAGTTTTCAAAAGTTGTTGAAGTCATCAAGCAAAAACTGATGGATCTTATGACGCTCAAGGTGCCAAGCTGATCCTTCGGTTACGCAGTAGCCCGGCCACCCGCTGGTCTTTTTCATTTCGAGCGCCCTCGATGCTAAAGTCGTCCCTTTCCACAGGAGTGACCTGCATGAAATTATTCGTAGGGGCGTTGGCTGTTGTGTTGTTGGCTGGGTGTGTGTCTCCTGGCGACTTGCAAAAGAACGACCCCAGCTTAAAGGCAGCTACCGCGAAAGACCCAAAGCGTTATGCGCTCTGCGTCTTCCCAAAGTGGCAGGACGCGCGCAGCGACGCTTCGATGTCGGAAACGGAGAACGGTTACCGTCTGCTAGTCGCGAACAACAACATGACCGATGAGCTGCTTGATATCCGCAAGTCGGCGAAGGGAAGCACGGTCACGCTATATCAGCGAATGGCTTGGTCTCCTGGTTATGGCCGGGGCGAAATGAAGCAGGCGATAAACGACTGCCTCTGACAATCATCAAATGAGCCGCCTTCGGGCGGTTTTTTATGCCTGGAGAAAACCTATGGCAGCGCTCGTGAACAACAACCAATCCATGACAACCATTCTGCTGTCCGGACCGCTGATCAAGCTTTTTGGCCGCGAGCACTACAGGGATCTTGGCAGCAAGTCGGTAGGTGAAGCATTTAAGGCTCTGAAATGCACGATCGAAGGATTCGAGGCGGCGATTAAAGATCTAGAGCGCCGCGGTTTGCGCTTCGCAATTTACCGCAATCGAAAAAATGTCCCCGAGAAAGACTTTGCACTGGGTGGCGCGCAGGAAATTCGTATTGTCCCGGTGATCAGCGGCAGCAAACGTGCTGGTCTGCTGCAAACGATCATTGGCGCAGTCCTGATTGCCGCGTCGTTCATTCCCGGCTTTCAGGCCCTGGCCCCTGTCGGCATTGCCCTTGTCGCAGGCGGCGTAATCCAGATGCTCAGCCCGCAGGCGTCAGGTCTTAAACAAAGCGCATCCCCCGAGAACTCGCCGTCCTACGCCTTCGGCAGCGCCAAGAACACCACAGCCAGCGGCAACCCGGTACCGATTTGCATTGGCGAACGCCGGTGGGGCGGCATGATTATTTCCGCATCGATATACGCGCAAGACAAAGCGTAATCCGCACGCAGCAAGCAGGCCGCCATGAGGCGGTTTTTTTTCGCCTGGAGGAAAGCATGGGCGCAGCACAGAAGATCGATATCCACGGCGAAAAGGGCGGCAGCAGCAAGCCTAAGTCACCGACCGAGGCCAGCGATAGCCTGCGCTCGACCAACCTGGCCAAGCTATTGATCGCCGTGGGCGAGGGTGAGTTCGACGAAGTCCCAACCGATTACGACATTTTCCTCGACAACACCCCGATCCGGGACGCGAGCGGCAACTACAACTTCCCCAATGTTAAGTGGGACTGGCGCTCTGGATCGGTGGATCAGACCTATATCCCTGGCATTCCGTCGGTCGAGAACGAAACCTCGCTCAACGTCGAGTTGCGCAGCGACGCGCCATGGGTACGCTCGATCACCAATATTCAGCTTTCAGCCGTGCGTGTCCGTCTGGCCTGGCCTGCGTTGCAGCGCCAGGATGACGAAGGCAACATTGGCGGCTACCGAATCGACTACGCCATTGACGTGGCAACCGACGGCGGCGCCTATCAGCAGGTGCTGGTCGACACCGTAGATGGCAAGACCACCACTCGTTACGAACGCTCGCCGCGCATCAACCTGCCGGACGCCACCACTGGCTGGCAGATCCGCGTGCGCCGCCTGACGCCGAACCAGAACAGCAACAAGATCGCCGACACCATGTTGATTGCCGGCTACACCGAGGTGATCGACGCCAAGCTGCGCTACCCAAACACCGCGCTGCTCTACATCGAGTTCGACGCCGAGCAGTTCACCAATATTCCGGCCGTCACAGTGAAGTGCCGCGCGCGTCGCTGGCAGGTGCCGAGCAACTATGACCCGATCGCACGCACCTACACCGGGACGTGGGACGGCAGCATGAAGCAGGCCTGGACCAATAACCCGGCCTGGATCACTTACGGCGTGTGCACTGAGGACCGCTTCGGCCTGGGCAAGCGCATCAAACCGTTCATGGTCGACAAGTGGGAGCTCTACCGGATTTCGCAGTACTGCGATCAGCTGGTGCCGAATGGCCTTGGCGGTGTTGAACCACGATTCCTGTGCGATATGAACCTGCAGGGCAAGGCCGATGCGTGGTCGCTGCTGCGGGACATCGCCGGCATTTACCGGGGCATGACCTACTGGGCTCAAGGCCAATTGGTGATGCAGGCCGACATGCCGCGCGCGCAGGACTTCGACTACGTGTTCACCCGGGCCAACGTCATCGACGGGAAGTTCTCCTACGGCAGCGCTTCGGCGAAGACCCGATATACCCGCGCCCTGGTTAGCTACGACAACCCGGCGAACAACTACGACACTGACGTCATTCCGTTCGCGGACCTGGACCTTCAGCGCCGTCTGGGCGACAAGCCGACCGAGCTGAGCGCCATTGGCTGCGCGCGCGCCTCTGAAGCCCAGCGCCGCGGCAAGTGGGCGATCCTCAGCAACAACCAGGACCGCACCGTGTCGTTCAAGACTGGTATGGAGGGCGTGATTCCGCTTCCTGGCCACATCATCCCCGTAGCGGATTCTTTGCTCGCGGGTCGCGAGGTGGGCGGGCGTATCTCTGCTGTCGCTGGCCGTGTTGTGACGCTCGATCGTGACACCCAGGCCAAGGCTGGCGATCGGTTGATCATCAACTTGCCCGGCGGACGCGCCGAGGGCCGGACCGTGCAGAGCGTTAGCAACCGCGCCGTGACTGTGACCGCCAATTACAGCGAGGCGCCCCTGCCGCAATTGCAGTGGGCACTGGATGCCGATGATCTGGCAATCCCGTTGTATCGCGTGCTACGGACCCGGCGCACGACCGAGGGCGACTTCGAAATCAGCGCGCTGCAGTACGAGCCGAGTAAGTTCGCTTACATCGACACCGGTGCCCGCCTGGAAGAGCGGCCGATCAGCGTGATTCCGATCACCGTCGTTCCGGCACCGATCAGCGTCACCGTGACCTCCAACTCGGTTGTCTCGCAGGGCATCGCTGTCGCCACCATGACCATCACCTGGCCAGCGGTGAACGGCGCCGTTGCCTATGACGTGGAATGGCGCAAGGACAGCGGTAACTGGATCAAGCTGCAGCGCACCGGGATGACCAGTGTCGACGTGGTGGGCATTTATGCCGGCGCCTACGTGGCACGCGTCCGCGCAGTGAGCGCCTTCGATATCTCGTCGATCTGGCGCAACTCGATGCTCACCCAGCTCAAGGGGAAGGAGGGTTTGCCGCCGGCGGTGTCATACCTGACAGCTACGCCTTTGTTGTTCGGCATCTACTTAAAGTGGGGCTTTCCAGCCGGCGCTGAGGACACCCAGCGCACGGAGATCTGGTATGGGCCAACGACCAGTCTGGAAGCGGCAACAAAGCTGACGGACCTGTCGTATCCACAAAGCGACTTCTCGATGCTGGGTCTTGCCGCGGGCGTGACCTTCTATTTCTGGGCTCGCCTGGTGGACCGAATCGGCAACATCGGTCCGTGGTACCCGGTGGGTCTCGGTGTACAGGGGCAATCGAGCGCCGACGCCACAGCAATTCTGGAAATGATCGCCGGTAAGATCACCGAAACGGAGTTGGGTCAGGACCTGCTGGACGAGATCGAGAAAATCCCAGGCCTTCAGGCGCAGATCGACGCGCTCGGTGGCTTGGCCGGCTACAAGCCGGACGTGATTTACGAGAAAGACCAAATGGTGGTTGAGGATGACCGGATATTCCAGGCCAAAGTCCAGGTGCCAATCAACACGCCACCGCCGAACGCCACTTACTGGCTGGATGTCGGTCAGTCGATCGAGACAGCGAATGGACTGGCGCAACAAGTTGCCTTCAACACCGCCGATATCACCGAGCTCGACGGTGTAGTCACCGCTCAGGCGACCGCGTTTCAAGCATTGCGGGCGTCATCCCGCGACGACAATGGTGAAGGGGATTTGGCTGACGCCCTAAAGGGTTGGACCAGCGCCGCCGCGATCGCCACGGAAGAGAAGGTGAGGGCGTCGGAAAACGAGGCAACAGCGCGCCGCCTGACCACTTTCGACGCGAAGATCGGCGAGAACGCGGCAAACATCACTGAACTGGAAGAGGTGGTGGTCACGAACGAGTCGGCGACGGCGACGAAGATCGACCAGCTCAGCGTCACGGTCGGGCAAAACGGTTCGGCCATTCAGCAGAACAGTGCGGCTATCCAGCAGACGGCTACGGCTTACGCGGACACCAGCGGCAAGCTCTCGACCATGTGGTCGGTGAAGATGCAGATCACCGCAGGTGGGCAGTACATCGCAGCCGGAATTGGCTTGGGCATCGAGAACACTGGTGCCGGCCTACAAAGCCAGTTCCTGGTTAGCGCCGATCGCTTCGCCATCGTCAACACCATCGCCGGCGGCGCCATCTCGGTGCCGTTTGCGGTGCAGGGCGGCCAGGTGTTCATGAATTCGGCGTTCATCGCTGACGGAACCATCACCAACGCCAA